ACCTCGTCCATGGGGTCGAGCGGGATGGTGGTCTTGACCGAGCTGTTCTGGTCGTAGGCGACAGCCGGGAGCTGGAACGCTCGCTGCTGCTGCGTGAGCGTGTCGAGGAACATGGCCAAGTCCTCGCCATGGAAGTGGAACGGCTCAGGCATCTCCCTCATCGTGAAGCGCTCAACGTCGATGAGCATGACGCATGCCGGGAAGCTCTGCTTGTGCAGCATGGCTCCGATCCTCGGGTCGGCCACTGGGCCAGCGAAGAGAGCGTTCCGAGCTGCCCCATATGCGGCATCCTCTCGGAGGTCAAAGACAGCGTCAGCCATCCTGCAGGCGACAGCCAGCGACTTGACGTTGAGCAGGGGCTTGGCCACACCAGACAGCGAGGAGGAGAAGCGCTGAGCGTAGTCGGCCTGCCCCGGACGCACGAGCCGCTGGAGGAGTGTGATGCGCTCAATGTCGTCGTCGACAATCGTGATGCGCTGGAAGCCTCGCTCCTCTGCGTCGATGAGGCACCGCATTCGGGCAGGGCCGATCCCTGGAGTCGCCTCAGGGACGACAGAAGCCCAAGGGTAGCTCATCTGGTAGGCCTCGACCTCCTCGGGCCTCACAACGATCGTGGTCTTGCGCTGGACGCTGCTCGGTGCCTCGTTCAGTAGCTCCAGGAACGGTGCTGTGCCTGCTCGTGTGTAGCTTGGCACGTAGATGGGGTACAGCCAGGAGGCCTTCGCCCTCTTCAGCAGCGATATGTGTTCGTTATCCATGGCTTACCCATCCGTCCCATTCGAAGTCGTGCTCGTAGCCTGCCACTCGGGAGTACGTGCCCTCCCGGTACGGTATGCTCTCGATCTGCCGTATGTCCTCCTCCTCGTAGAAGGAGACAGCGTCGAGAGGCGTCCTGATGTGGAAGTGAGTGTGCCCATCTGGCACGCTTGTGATCCGTCCATGCCAAGGGCCTCCATGGAGTCGTACTGACTGAGCCACGTCGGCCCTCTCTGCTAGGATCGCCCCTCCTGCCTCGGCTCGGTGTTCACGAGGCAGGAGGGAGCTTGGTTACTTGTAGAAGACCTGAGTCAGTGCGTACTCGATGGACTCCTTGGTCATGCCGTCTGCTCGCATGCGCTTCAGCTCCTCAGCGATGTCGCCGAGGGTACGGTACACCTCGTCGTACTCGGACTTGCGCACCGGAGGCTTGACCGCTGCCTTGACCCCTCGCACCAGGCCCACCAGGACCGCGAAGATGAGGATAACGGCTCCTGCCACCACCAGCAGCAGGAAGACCCAGGCGAACACTCCTACGGTGAACTCCACCGAGGCCTTGACCACGTCCCAGACGCTCATCAGAAGTCCTCAGCGAAGAGCGTCTCGAGAGGCTCGGACTGGCTGAGCCGCTGCTCCTGCTCCTGCCAGACCCTCCGGTCCAGCCGGTCGTCGATGTCCTGAGCGGTGTCGGCGAGGAGCTGGAAGTGCCGAGGGTAGACGTGGAGGTTGGCGACCTGGAACGTGATGTCTCCTCGCTGAAGCTCGGGGTAGGCCATCTCCAAGTTGCCGAGGAGGTAGTCCATGAGAGCGTTCCACATGGACCAGTCAGCACGGTACCCGAACACGGCATCCATGCTCCTCATCTGGGCAATGATGTGCAGTCGGTTGTCGTCGTCGATCATGAAGTTGAGAGCGTTCGTGCAGATGAAGTCGTTGCGACCGTTGAAGCGGCTCAGCTCGTGAATGTCACGGTCGCTGATGATGGCGACTGCGTGCCGAGTGCCAAGGCCCTCGTGCATGAACGTGCTCACCACTCGGTCGAACAGGCTGCTGGTGACTCGCCGAGGCGACCACTGAGGCGTGAAGAGAATGTGACCGTAGGCCGAGTTGACCCGACCGTCGTCTCCGGCACAGGCCTTGAACAGGGCAGGCACCGGCTCCTCCATGTCGGCCAGAGCGTCCGAGCCGCTGAAGAACCAGTCCAGCTCCCTGCGGACCCAGTCCTCGTTGATGTGGCCGATCATGCTCGGCTTGTCGGCGACCCAGTCGACCGAGTAGAGCACTCGGTTGCCGGTGCGCGGATCGATCGGTGCCGAGGCCAGGGCCTGTACGACGTCATCGATCGAGTTCTTGTGCAACGTCATGTTGCTTCCTCCTTGTGGACTAGGCTGGTATGGGGTACCAGCAACCCCTAGTATAGCGCACTGAACTTTTCCCCACAAGGGGCTGGCCTCGCTACTAGCGCTAGAGCAGCGAGGCCAGGGTCTTACGGACAGCTCGGGTCTGCTGACATCTCCTGGAGGAGAGCAGCGCTGGCCTTGAGCTGTTCGATCTGCTTGTTGGCGTGAGCCAGCTTCTTCTCGAGAATGGCGTTGTCGATCCGGGCCTTGCGGAGTTGAGCGCGAAGCTCGTGGTCGCTCGGTGCCTGCAACGGCTGTACGAAGGTGTCCATCATGCCCTCCTCGGGCTGTAGGGAGGGAGGGCCGAAGCCCTCCCTCGGGGACTAGCTGGTGAACTCGTCGAGGAAGGCCTCACGAGCACCGACACGCTCGGCCTCGCTGAGGTCGCGCCACTGGACGCTCGGGTCGAGCTGGTTGAACCAAGCCTTGGTGGCCGACCAGATGCGCTTGTCGGCGACGTTCGGGTCGTACTCGTGGCCCATAGCGGTGAAGGTCCAGAAGTCGCGGTCGACGGTAGTGTGGCCATCCTCGGTGATGTACTCGGAGTGGACCAAGAGGAGGTCAGCGACCTCAGCGGGCGACCAGCCGTTGGATGCCAGGAAGGCAGAGACCTGGCTGGCGGAGGGGTTCTCGTGTGTGCTCATAGTTAGATTTTACCTCACTTCTAGGTTTGGCTCAAGCCCTGAGGGAGGCCCGAAGGCCTCCCTCGACTAGCTCAGCGGCCGATGGACTTGGTGTGGCCCAGGCCCTTCTCGCCTGTGTTGGCCTGCTTGCCTGCCTCGTATCCCTGGCCAGCAGCGTAGCCACCAGCCGTCGCCGAACGAGCGCGACCGCGACGCAGACCGGTCTTGGCGTCCATGTAGGAGTCGACCCGGTCCTTGCGAGCCACCAGGACCAGCTCGGTACCGGTCGAGGTCTCCTCCTTGACGATGGTGTTCCGGTTCTGGACCATGCGGACACCAACACCCGAGCCGAAGCCGTGGACGAAGCTCCTGCGTGCCTTCTCCTGGTTGTAGGAGGAGTCCCAGGAGTACTGGTCCGAGTTGTCCTTCCACCATGCCCGGACCGCGACAGCAGCCTGGAGCTGGAGCGAGTTGATGAGGAGCTTGGCCTGCTCGACGTCGCTCTCGAAGCCGACGAGGTAGAAGGAGAAGACCTTGCCCTTGCCTCCGGTGTACTGCATCGCCCGGAGGGTACCGAGGCCTCGCACGACGTTCGAGCAGAGGTGGAGCATCTCGCCACGGTACGTGCCGGTGAAGTCGATACGCTCCTCGACGATCTTCTCGGAGGCCTTGCCCTGCTTGGCCCGACGCTCGTCGATGACCGACTGGTCGATGAGGTACTTCTGCATGAGCTTCTCAGCGGCTTCGCGGAGGGCCTCTGCCTCGTGTGCGGTCGTGCTCTCGGCCTTGTTGAGGAGGAGGGCGATGCGCTCCTGGATCTTGTCTGACACGGTGGACTCCTGTCGGGGTTGAAGTGAGCTGAGCTGCTCACAAGATTGATTGTTGCTTACTTCCGGGTTGAGCGCAAACCCTTCCTGGAAGTTTTCTTCGGAGAGGAGCCGTTCGTACTCGCTGCTAGGGTGAGCTGTCGGATGACCTCCTCGAAGTCGTCGGCATTCCAGGCCACAATCGCCGCGTCCAGTGCCGGGAGAGCTACTCGACAGATGGCAAGCTGAGTGTCGGTTGAGGCGTTCTTGCCCTCGTGCTTCTCCTGGTTCCGGAGCTGCCAGAACTCCTGCTGCTGGAGGTGCTTCAGAGTGTCGGTGATGGCAAGGTGGGACTCGTCGCTGATGAGGCCGATGTGGTGGCACTCCACGAGGAGCGCGATCGTTACCTCACAGGCCTTCCGCCGGTCGGTGTTCACGAGCGGTCTGCCGTGCCAACGTGCTCGACTGCCAGGCTCGGCATCTCCGAGTATGGTGTCGAGATCGTCCACTTGGAGGAGAGGAGCCGGAGGTTGGTCGCATGCTGGATGGCCATCTCGACTGCTGCCTCGCAGTCCACGCACTCGGTGTGCGTCTGGGTCGTCTTCCAGGAGTTGCTGAGTGTGGCCTGAGGCTCGGGAGGCGTCAGGGCTGCTGCCAGCTTGCCGATGTTTCGGGCCAGGTTGTCGATGGCCAAGACCAGTCCAGGGTCTACGCTGATGTACGTCATGATGCCTCCTCAGGCGATGGGGTTGTGGGCCTAGTGTGCCTCACGCAGCGAGGTAGCGCAAGCTCGACTCTGGCAGGCCCTTAAAGATAACCTATAATCACGCGTGCGCGCTACTATAGTATAATCACACTCTTACTACCCGACCGGCACCGAAGGTGCTAAGGGAGGGCAGGAGCTGAGGACATCGGTACGACTGCTCTTGAATGCCTGCTGCTCGGGAGTGACGCACGTCCCCATCGGGCCTTCGGCCCTGGGACGCACGCCATCGCAGTCCGGCTCGCAGTCTGGGTAGTACACGATCTCCGGATGGGGCTTGCGGAGGAGGCTGGGATGAGGCATGCTTGGGTTGTGGGCCTGCTGGCTCGGTAACCTTCGGGAGCCGAGTGGCTCCGGTAACCTCGACTGTAGGCCCTTAGGGGAGATCGACAGAGGAGCCGGGATGAGCAGCCAGCAGGCCCTCCACACATTCACATCACACAAGGAGTCCACCTCATGTCGAACGACAAGTCGGAGGCTACGTTCCACCCGGAACAGCCTCCTGTCCCAGTCCAGCTTCCCGCTCCGGTGCCTGCGACGCAGCATCACGCCAATCGGGAGCAGCAGGTCAAGCAGAGTCGAGACCGTGCTCAGTACGTCCGTCAGCAGAAGGGTCACTCGCTGACCTGGCATCTGATCCTCGGGGTCGTGGTGCTCTGGGTCAACGTGCTGTACATCAGCGTCTCGCCGAACCATTACTGGCACGCCTGATGTCCGCCGAACAGGACACTGCTCTCTTCGACGAGCCGTGGGATGACGGTCCGCTCCTCCCCGAGCAGGACGCTGCTGTCGGCCGGAAGCCCACCAGTCGCAAGCATGCCAAGAAGGTGAAGCGGCTCCAGGACATGAGCTTCTCGACCGAGACGCCTGCTCAGGTGATCATGAGGAGTGAGATGGCTCGGGGAGTGCATCAGCCTGAGCGTCTGGCCTCGCTGCTGGACTCCCTCGGTATCCCTGACGCTGAGGACGAGGTCAAGGCCCTGGCTCTGTCGGTCATCGAGCACACTCCGAACCAGCTCTCGCTCGGCTTCCGCGACTGGGCTGCTGTCCAGAAGCTCGTGGAGGCTGGCATCCTGGCTGGCTACGCTCGGGCAGAAGAAGACCTCGGTCCCAGCCTCGGCTGAGTGTGGCCTGAGGCCTGGCTTAGCTACGCTAGAGGGCCTGCAGACGCCAGGAGTCGCGCTTGCGCTCGGGGAGGGGTAGGCCCTATACTTGGCCTATGCCTCCCCAGCAGCGCGCTCACAGCCAGGACCAAGGGTCCAGCCGCGTCTGCCGTGCTCTGACGACAGCGGGTCAGCCGTGCCGTCGCTCAGCCGTTCCCGGCTTGACGGTGTGCAAGAGTCATGGCGGAGGCACTGCTGCCAGCGTTCGAGCGGGAAAGAGGGCCAGCGTCAGCCAGCAGGCCTCTCAGCTATGGGGCATTAGCTCGGACGCTGGCAGCCTCTCCATCGAGGAGGAGCTGACCAAGCTCGCTCGGAACAAGCTCACAGACATCATCGCCCTCCGGATCAAGATCAGCTCTGATCCTGTGCAGAGGCACATCGGTCGACTCGTGGACAATGAGGTCCTCACCGAGTACGACATCGAAGGCACCGTCCAGAGTAAGTCTGGCACTCAGCAGACCCAGACCAAGAGGGCCAGCACCTCCGTCTGGGTCCAGGAGCTTCACAAGGCCGAAGCTGAGCTGCTGGCCATCATGCGTCTCCTCCACGAAGTCACTGGTGGCTCGGAGGAGGTCGACACCCGACGTATCCGGATGCAGACGGCTCGTGAGGCAGCTCGACTGCTCAAGGCCTTCCCCGGTATCAGTGTCGACGAGGTAGCAGCGGAGGTCAGCAAGCGTGCTTCTTGACACTCTCGACGCAGACGAGTACACCTACGAGGAGGTGTCGGAGGACTTCGCGCTGTTCTGCAAGGCCTCAGGCATCCGCACGAGCGCTCTGACTGAGGTCCTGACCGACAGCATCGACCCTGAGGTCCTGAACACCTCGCTCGGCTGTGTGGCCTACTCCACGCCTCCACAGGAGGGCAAGACAACTTGGATCGTCCACTACATCGCTTGGACGCTGATCAGGGACCCGTACCTCAAGGTCGTGTACGCCACGTACTCGCAGGATCGAGCCAACTCGGTGAGCGAGAAGATCCGGGACCTGGTCTCTGAGTGGACCCCTCTGCGTGCTGGAACCAAGACCAAGCAGCGGTGGGAAACCAAGGAGGGAGGCGGACTTCTAGCAGCAGGCCGAGGCTCGGCAATGACTGGATTCCGCTCCGACCTCACCGTCATCGACGACCCGATCAAGGACATGGCTGAGGCTCAGTCTGAGCTGATCCGTACCTCTACCGTCGAGTGGTTCTCCTCGGTCGTGCTTACTCGCATGGCCTCCCTAAGCCAGATCATCGTCATCGCTACTCGGTGGCACAAGGATGATCTCATTGCTCACGTGTGCAAGCCCGACGTGCTCGGTGCTCGCTACGTGAACGTTCCCGCTCAAGCGACGGAGGAGGGGGACATCCTCGGTCGCCACGTCGGGGACTGGCTCCCTTCGGTGCAGAACCGGTCGGAGGTGTCCTGGCTGCTCATCAAGAAGGCAGTCGGCACCTACGTCTGGCAGGCACTCTATCAAGGTGACCCCAAGGTTACCGGAGGGAGCTACATCAACGTTGACAAGATCGATGTAGTGCCGTGGCAGCAGCTCGTGTACATGGACGAGCGGACCAAGTGCCTGCTCACGCTGGACCGAGCGCTCGTCATCCAGAGCTGGGACCTCACCTTCGGCGATATCCAGAACGGACGCAAGAAGTCCTCAGCCGGGGACTATGTGGCTGGACACGTGTGGGCCTGCTTCGGTGGCACTCGCTGGGTTCTGCTCGACCGAGTCCACGGCAGGTACTCCTTCACCGAGACCATCACTCAGGTCCAGATGATGGCTGCTCGCTGGCCTCAGACGAGCCGAGTGTACGTCGAGAAGGCAGCTAACGGTACTGCCCTGCTCAACACTCTGCGGAAGAGGGCAGCGCTCATCAAGCCTGTCTCTCCGGAGGGGTCCAAGGAGGTGCGAGCGCTGGCCATCCAGCCGCTCGTGGACAACGGTCAGGTCGCCATCCTCGATACCGTGCTGGAGGCTCAGGACGCCGAGGGAGCTACCGGAGTGGCAATGTTCCAGGAGTTCCGGGACTTCCCCTTCGGCAAGCATGATGATGACGTAGACGCAATGACGCAGGCCCTCAACCAGGGTCGCCAGGACTTCTTCAAGATGGGGAGCTAGCAGCATGGCCACACCACTCGCAGCAATCGAGCAGACCAACAGCTCGGCCCTCCTGCCGATCGAGGCTTACCTCCTCGGCCGCGACAGCCAGACCTATGGCACGTACTACAACGGCAAGATGTCGTACACGCTCCACGGCAAGGCCTGGGAGGACTACGTAGCTGAGGCGTTCCCCGAGCTGAAGAACATGCAGACCTCGGAGAACATCTACAAGAGCGTCATCGACCTCTACGCTGAGAACCTCGTGCCTCAGCCCGATCAGCTCAGGGGCTTCAGCAACGTGCTGGTGCCTCTGCTCTCACGTGGGGAGTGCCCTGTGGTGGTGGACTCCGCTGGCACTCCCCACTTCCCCGAGCACTACGAGATGGTCAGCGACGGACGCTTCACCGTGGCAGCCATCTTCACCCGGAACCTTGAGCTGATGCAGGACTTCGTGACGTTCGCCTCCTCGGACGGCCGGACTCGGCTGTACTCCAAGGACGTGCCTGCCGACCTCACGGCTGCGACCAAGGAGGGCTATCAGTTCGTCGAGGAGACCCCTGGCAATGCCCTGTTCCGCTTCGCCCTGGACGACAAGGGCTTCGGTGGCTCGCTGGCAGCTCTCCAGGACCGGATCAACCACTCCATCATCGACCAGACCGTGGTCGCTGAGATGTACGCTCGGCCCTTCTGGTACCTGCTCAACGTTGAGCTTCCGGTCTCGAACCCGTACATGCCTGCTGCCGCTGGCCCTGAGACCGAGGCCATGAGGGAGCACAAGGGTGACGGTGCCTCCGGTCGCATCTTCACCACGAGCAGCGAGGGACCCTTCGGCCAGCTCGACCCTCCTACCATCAGCGACATGATCGCCTACCACGACAGCATCGTAGACAAGGTGAGCCAGAGCACCGGCATCCCTCAGTTCTACTTCAAGCCTGGCTCGGGCACGCCTCCTACTGGTGTGGCCTTGAAGGTGCTCTCCAAGCGCTTCAACAACAAGGTCGCCCGGATTCGCGAGGACCTTGAGCCGGTGCTCGAAGAGCTTGCAGCGCTGCTCGGGGTTGAGAAGACCGGAGAGGACTCAGACGGCAAGCCTGCATACGAGTTCTGGAACACTGAGGACGACCTCCTCCAGGAGTCGCTGGACGCTCACGGCATCAGCCTGAGCCAGATGGGCTACCCTCTGGAGTACATCGCCTCGGTGGTCACCCCTGGTGTCGACCTCGACGACTACGAGGAGGAAGGCGGACTGCCCTCCGCTCCTGGCCCTGTCGACATGACCGCTATGGGTCAGCCTGGTCTCCCGGCAACTCCCGGTCAGGTCCAGGCTTACGCCTCCGACCCTGGCCAGCGTGCCAAGGCCTGAGCGCTGACCCATGCCTACGATCCCGACTGGCAAGCTGGAGAGGGAGCTTCGCGGCTTGTACCTCCGCTGGCTCGCTCGTCTGGATTCGCAGACCGACGTGGCAGGCTACGTCAACGTCTTCGCTATGAGGGCCAACGACGTGATCGAGCGCATGGGAGGGCAGGTCGCTAGCCTCGGAGCACTCGGTGACTTCCCGACTCCCAAGCTGCTTGAGCTGTCGCCTCGGATCGGCTACATCTACGACGAGATGAAGCAGGCAGCCGTAGCAGCGTCGATTGCCTCGGGCCTCAGTGCCAAGGAGGCAGCTAGGGCGATGGTCAGGGCAGGCATGGACAAGTCGTACCGGAAGCTGGAGCGCTACGCTCGCACCGAGACGGTCTCGGCCTACTGGAAGAACGCCTGGAACTCCATCGAGGGGCTGGACTCCCTGGTCATGCTCTGGGGCAGCGAGGACGGACCCAGGACGTGTGCCTGGTGCCGGGAGCGTGATGGCCTAGTGATGGCCTCTCCGGACCTCAGGGATCACCCTAACGGTCGCTGTACCCCCATCCCGACGCTCAAGAGCCAGGTCAAGTACCGAGGCAGCGTCGACCAGGATGGGAGCATCTTCCACGACTCCGACTGGGACAAGAAGAGCAAGAAGCCCATCCAGCCTGCTACCCTCACGGCTCAGGAGCTGGAGGAGCAGTACTCGGACTACGCCTCGCTGAACACTCTGATGCAGGAGAAGCAGCAGGCCAGCGTCGACTACTATCGAGAGAAGGCCATCGCGCACGGTCGCGACTACCTCAACTCCGACCTCACGTACCAGACCATGAGGGCTGAGCTGAACCTCATCTTCGCTCGGATGAAGGTGCTCAAGGAGGTCGAGGACTCTGCCAAGCGGATGGCTCGGGTCGGCAAGCATCCCAAGGTCGACAAGCTCCCGACCATGCCCATCCCCTCCTCGCTCGACACGGCTTACGCTGCTGGCAAGGCGAACCCCAAGGGCCGAGGCTGGTTCGACCAGAACACCGGCAAGGTCAACTCCTCGCTGGCTGGTAATCTGGAGTACGACTACCAAGTCAATTGTACTCGTGTGGCCTACGCCACTGAAATGCGGATGAGAGGCCACAACGTCACAGCAGCCCGAGCAGGGAACGGTGCCAACAAGTCCGACGTAGCCATCCAGGCTAACTGGATCGACCCTGCTACCGGCAAGACGAGGAGCCTCCGCAAGACTCGCAGCGAGGCAGTCCTGATGAAGGAGATGGAGAAGGCTCCCGACGGTGCTCGGTTCTTCGTGGTAGGCCCTTGGAAGGGTGGTGGTGCTCACATCTGGAACGCTGAGAAGCGTAACGGCAGGATCGTCTTCCACGAGGGCCAGGTCTTCAGCGCTCACTCAGGCACCGACGGCCTCACGAGGAGCTACCTCGAAGACCTCGACTTCGAGCGCTTCGCTGGTACCTCAGGCTCAGTACGGTTCATGCGCGTGGACGACCTCGTGCCGACCGATGCAGGAGTCACCCGAGGCTGGCTAGAGGTCAACGGCAAGGAGACCAAGTGATGCTTGCCTTCAAGGAGAAAGAGAGCAACAATGGCTGTTATGAATACCTTCGGACAGGCGAGAGCGGTCGTCGAGCAGCAGCTCGGCGAGACCCTCACGTCCGGATTCGAGGACGACAAGGACTACAACGTCCTGCTGGCTCAGCCCGAGCCGGACGACCAGGTCAATCTGGTCTCCAAGGCTACCGGCAAGCTGCATCGCGAGATCTACTTCGCAGAGCAGGAGCGGCTCAAGGCCATGACTCCTGTCTCCGACCGCTGAGCCGAGGCCAGCGTACACAGTCTTCCAAGGAGGAAGGCTCCCTAGGTGTGGCCAGTCCTAGCACCGCTAGGCGACTCGCCAGGGAGTATCAGGAGCTTGCGTTCGCTCGCTCCATGGGCAACAATTATGGGAAGGATAGCCGACATGGCTACTGAAGATCAGAACAACGGCTCCACCGAGGACACCTCGGGTCAGGAGCAGCAGGAAGAGCAGCAGCAGGCTCCCACCGACGACACGTCGGGTAACGGAGAGCAGCAGCAGCCCAACACCGACACCGTCTCCAAGGACGCCAAGCTCCCGGATGATCACCCGGTAGTGAAGCAGCTCAAGGCCGACAAGGACAAGCTCACAGCCGTCCGCGCCGAACTCGCAGAGGTTCGGGCCAAGGCAGCGAACGTGTCCAAGCTGGAGCAGGAGCTTCAGGCTCGGCCCACGACGGAGGCCCTTGAGACCCTCCAGACCCGGTACGACCGGCTGGAGTCGTTCCTCCAGGCAGTCGGTGGACCCCTCTCCCGAGCACTGGACAGCCGCACCTTCACCAAGCAGCTCTTCGAGTCGGATGAGGACGTGACGGACCTGGTCAAGGCCTGGAACCGAGCGAACCCCTCAGCCACATCGCAGGCCCTCAGCTCGGCAGCAGCCGAACCCGGCAAGAGCAAGGTGAACCCCAACGACCTCATCCGAGCAGCAATGCGAGGGTCGAAGTAGTACCACCAAGGGCCTTCGGGCCAGAAAGGAGTCAGTCACATGGCTGACATTTCCCGGGCCGATGCACTGGCCCTCCTGGCTCGTCAGGACCTCAACGAGATCGTGAAGCCCGACACGGCTTCGAGCGCTGCTCTGGCTGCGTTCCGGACCATCCGGATGAGTGCTGGCACGGCTCGCATGCCGGTCCTCTCGGCCATCCCGACGGCTGGCTGGGTGACGGACGACGCCTCCGGCGACTCGACCGGAATCAAGCCGACCTCGAAGGCCACGTGGGCCAACAAGGACCTCATCGCGGAGGAGATGGCGGTGATCGTGCCGGTGCACGAGAACACCATCGCCGACTCCAACTTCGACATCTGGGGAGAGATCCGGCCGCTCGTGGCTCAGGAGTTCGGTCGCATCCTGGATGCCGCTGTCTTCTTCGGCACGAACAAGCCTGCCACTTGGCTGGACCCGGCACTCGTGCCCGGTGCCATCACCGCCAAGAACTACATCGTGGAGGGCTTCCTCCCCGACGGCACGGCTTCGCTGGACCTCGCCGACGACTTCAACGAGGCCTTCGGCCTGGTCGAGGACGACGGCTTCGACGTGAACTCGGCCTTCACCGGTCGCTTCCTGCGTCGTCGCCTCCGAGGCCTGCGTGACGCCGACGGTCAGCCCATCTACCTCGACGGCATCCGCCGCGACGGCAGCACTCCGGAGATCTACGGTCAGAGCCTCCAGTACGTCAGCAATGGCGGCTGGAACCCGGCTGTCGCCACGGCACTCGTCGGAGACGCCTCCAAGGTCGTCATCGGCATCCGTGAGGACGTCCAGGTCAAGCTCCTCACCGAGGCCACGGTCGGCGGCATCAACCTCGCTGAGAAGGACATGGTCGCGCTGCGATTCAAGTTCCGTGTGGCGTTCGCCACGGCCTACAGCACGGCTCGTGTCGGTGGTGCCATCACGGACTACCCCTTCGCCATCATCGCTCCCACTGACCCGACCCCCGGCGACAACGTCCCGGTCGGCAAGTAAGCCCTGAGGAGGGTAGATCATGGCAGACACGAAGGGCAAGGAGCCGGTTCAGACTGAGCCGGTCGAGGTCCAGGAAGACGAGGTCGCTGAGACCTCCGAGCCGGAGGCCTACGAGTCCGAGTCGGCTCGGTACCTCAGGGTCCGAGCAGCAGCCAAGGAGCAGGCAGCCGTTGACATGGCAGCCGAGGCCAAGGCAGCTCAGCGAGCCAAGGACAAGCGGCTCGGCAAGGCACCGACCCTCGGCAACGAGGAGTTCCTGAAGGCAGCAGCAGCGGTCGAGAAGTCGATCAACGCCAAGCCGTCGAAGAGCACCGAAGAGGAGGTGTGACATGGCTCGTCTCGCCGGACGCAACAAGCGCACCATCAAGACGGTCCGAGTGGCAGCAGCCGCTGTCACGTCGCCGAACGCGGTCGCAGCAGCCGGTGCGACTCCGACCAAGGCCGAGTACGACGCAGTCGTGACGCTGGCCAACGAGCTGAAGACGGACTTCAACTCGCTCATCACGGCTCTCAAGGGCTGAGCAACACACACTGAAGCGGAGGGGCAGGTAGCGGGTCTGCCTGCCCCTCCACTCACTCCAAGGAGGATGAGATGACTGCTCTGGATGACCTGACGGCACTCCTGGCACCGTTCCCTGGTGCCTCCTCCGTCACGGACTCGATGAAGCAGACAGCCCTCACCGGCTCGCAGATTCCCGACAGCCTCGGAGTGTGGCCCGGACAGGCTGGCTACCAGACCACGTACGACATCTACTTCGCAGCCACCAACCTCCTCGGCTTCCTCCAGGCTCAGCCGGTAGTTCGCCAGTCGTCCTCCGAGGGTACCTCGGTCGCCGTGGACGCGCCAGATTGGTCTGGGGTAGCTGCGTACTACCGGAGCATGTCCCCTATCCTCCAGGCGACCTCAGCGGGTCCCCTGCAGAAGGTTTTGATCCCCGATGGCCCTCACGTGGCTCGGGCAGACATGAGTGGGAGGTGGAATGATGTCAATGTCGACACCGATCTTGGCTGAGGCAGCTCGGCTGCTGGAGGCCAACATTCTCCTCGACTCCCTCCAGATCTACAACGTGGGAGACCCTGTCACCGTGGGCTTCGAGGTCACTCGTGCTCTCACTCCTGTCGGCCCTCCGGTCGCAGGCCTCGTCCAGGCTGTGACTCTCGAGAACGCTGTCGAGAGCAGGGCCACACAGACGTTCGCTATCAAGGTGAGCGTCAGCACTCCGCTGGAGGCTGGCCAGGCTGTCAAGGTGCTCAACACTCGCACGGACTTCACGCTCGTGGGCAAGACCATCCTCGTCGACAAGGTGAGCAAGAACGGTGCTGCGATGATCCGCAAGGCTACCGGCACCGACTTCGAGCAGGTCAACCAAGAGGGCAAGGGAGGCCTCGCATGAGCGTCACGATGGGGCAGCTTGCCAAGCGCTATGCTGACGCTGCTGGCAAGGTAGCACCGGTCTCCTCAGACAAGCTCGACACGCTGGCCAACGTGGCTGTCGGCCTCGTCAAGAGCGAGATCCAGAGCTTCCACGCGGTCGACACTGGCACGATGCTCAACTCGACAACAGCTGAGCGCGTGAACCAGACCACGTACCTCGTAGGCCCGACGGTCCATTACGCTCCATATGTGGCCCTCGGCACGAGCCGGATGCCTGCTCGGCCCTTCCACATCACCGCTGCCCGGAAGCTGGCTCCTCTCGCTGCTGAGATCCTCGGGACAGGGGACCTCGGCATATGAGTACCCTCCAGGACATCAACACTCTGGTCGAGGCTGAGGGCCTCACCATCTGGACTGGCTATGCTCCCTCCGGAGCACGTCTGCCCTACTCGGTGCACCGACCCCTCTTCGTGGGAGGCGACGTGATCGCCGTCACAGGCGAGGTCATCGACTGGGACCACCAGACCACCATCTACTGCTGTGCTGAGAGCGTCGAGGCCTCCTACAATCTGGCCCTCGCAGTCATGCGCAGTCTCCAGAACAAGCGTGTGGCTGGAACCACACTCTCTACGTCCATGGGCTACTCCGGTGCTCAGGTCGAAGGCCACTATGAATCCCAAGTGACCGTCCAGCTCAACCAAGGAGGTATCTAGCATGTCACAGATCAAGCCCAGCAGCCACGGCATCGTCGTGGAAGGTAAGGAGTCCGGCCTCCGGTACGCGTCTCACGACCGGAACTTCGACCCCAAGACCGAGCGTAAGGTTCGCGACCTCCTGCCGGGAGAGAGCGTCCTGACGTATCCGGTCAAGACCATCAAGCAGTACGAAGCCGACGAGAAGGCTCAGGCCGAGGTCGTCGAGCTGTACGAGAACCTCAACACCGAGGAAACCCCGACCCCCGAGGCCGACAGCTCGTCGCGCTCGGGCAAGTAAGAAAGGACACGCAACATGCCCATCACCGCATGGAAGCCCGCGACTGCCATCAGCCGCGGAAACGTCGTCGTCGGGCTTGCCCCGGCGATCGCGGATATCAACGCTCCCAAGCTGGCGACGGAACTGACGGCGACCGGCACGGACCTCTCGTGCTCGATCCAGACGTTCAACGCCACGAGCAGCAGCGACAGCGAGACCGTCGACTGGCTGTGCGACCCGGCTTCGGAGACCCTGCCTGGCAGCACCACTCACGAGATGGACGACCTCGTGATCAAGACCACTGGCCAGGCCGACGCCACCCTCATCACGTCGCTGAAGGTGGGCCAGAAGGTGTACCTCTGGCGTCGGGACGGCAAGCCGGTCGCCACGGCACCGGCAGTCGGTGACTTCATCTGGGTCTGGGAGGTCATCATCACCTCCATCGACCCTCTGGAGGCCAACAACTCGTTCATCGGCATCACCTGCCACATCACGGTCCTGCGTCGCTCGACGCAGGCTGTCGCCATCGCGACCTGACCAGTCACCCAACTCACAAGGAGACAGAGAAATGGTATTCAGCAGCTACGAAGAACTCATGGCAGCAGTCGAGCAGCGTCGCAAGGAGCTGCTCACGCTCGAAGTCGAGCTTGGAGGCTCGTTCTCTCAGGAGCACGAGGACGCCAAGAAGGAGCTTCAGCAGGCTCAGGCCATGCAGACCCTCGCAGGCGGACAGGGGTTCCTCGGCGACAACATCGACGTACTCAAGCAGCGAGTGCTCGACACGAAGCCGGAGGCTCCTGCCGTCTGGATCCAGTTCGAGAAGCTGGACCTCAACGAGTGGGCCGCACTGGTCAAGGCGAGCAACATGACGCCGATCGATCAGTACGAGAGGGTTCTGCCCAAGACCTTCAAGGGAGTGTTCGGCCAGGACCCGGTGCAGCCGGATGACTGGGACGAGCAGCACCCGGACGAGGTGTGGCAGGCTCCCGAGCCGCTGACCACCAATCCTCTGTCAGTCAGCTCGCACGGTGGAGCTGTCAGCATTCTGCCGGGAGGGATCCTGCATTCGGTCGTGCAGGCCTTCATGACCTGGCAGAACAGTGGGGGAGATGTCACCATCCGCCCTACGAAGTCGGGCCTCGTCTAGCACTCCTGCTCGACATGGCTCTAGTGTCCGGGCGACCTCCGGTTCGCCTCCTTGACGGGGGAAGCCCGGACACTTGGACCGAGCTAGACCTAGAGGTCTTGGCTCAGTGGCAGCACCTCAAGGACGCTAAGTGCCCCGGCTGTGGGAGACCCCTCGCTCAGCACTTGCACAACTCAAGACTCGGTAGAGAAGAGCAGATCGAGGACTACACTGCTTGGACCATCGACTGCCCAGCTCAGCAGGCCATCGCTGAGGGGCAGGAGATGTGGAACAAGGAGAACAAGGCCTCCATCGATCGGCACTCCAAGGGCGACGGCCCAGACCCCCGGATGGGGACCTTCTGGCTCGCACAGGGCCAGGGAGAGTCACTACCACAACCCGAGAAGTAGAAGGAGGGCAGCATGGCCGACAACGACGTGAAGATCAAGGTCTCACTCGACGGTGCTGATCAGGTCCAGAAGGGCCTGGCAGGCATCGGTGACGGTGCTGGCAAGGCTGACTCCAAGCTCGGAGGGATGGTCAGTGGAGGCCTGGCTGGTGCCGGTAAGGCACTGGTCGGGTTCTCCACGGCTGCTGTCGCAGCAGGAGGAGCGCTGGCAGCAGGAGTTCTGAATCAGTACGCTCAGTACGAGCAGAACATCGGCGGCATCGAGACCCTCTTCAAGGGGTCCGCCGGTAAGATGGAGCAGTACGCTGCGGAAGCGTACAAGACCGCTGGCCTCAGTGCCAACGAGTACATGAGCCAGGTGACGAGCTTCTCGTCGAGCCTCCTCCAGAGCGTCGGCGGCGACACCGACAAGGCAGCGGACATCGCCAACAGGGCGATGACTGACATGTCCGACAACGCCAACAAGTTCGGCACGAGCATCGGCATGATCCAGAACGCCTACCAGGGGTTCGCCAAGCAGAACTACACGATGCTCGACAACCTCAAGCTCGGATACGGTGGCACAGCCTCCGAGATGGCTCGGCTCGTCAACGACGCTGGCCTCATGGAGGACGGCTTCGTAGCAACGGCCGAGAACATCAACTCGGTGGGCTACGACAAGATCATCGCCTCCATCGGAGCAGTCCAGGACAAGCTCGGTGTGACCGGCACGACTGCCAAGGAGGCAGCGAGCACGATCTCCGGCTCGGTGGCCACACTGAAGGGAGCGTTCTCCAACCTCCTGACAGGCCTCGGCTCGGCAGACGCTGATGTGGCTGGCCTCGCTGGTAACGTCATCGACTCCTTCGAGCAGGTGCTCACCAACGTCACCCCGGTGATCGAGAACATCGGCACCAACATCACGACCCTCGGTCCCAAGCTCGGCGAGATGATGACCGGACTCGTGGGAGCCATCTCCTCCGCCATTCCGGCCCTCCTCGGTGCTGGTGTGGCCATGATCGGCGGTCTCATCCAGGGAGTCACCTCGGCCCTCCCTGGCCTCATCGGAGCGCTGGTGCCTGGCATCGTGAGCCTGGTCAAGACGCTGGCTGAGCTGGCTCCTCAGCTCATCACAGCCGGTGTGCAGGCCATAGGAGCGCTGGCCTCGGGCCTGGCAGCAGCCCTCCCGACGCTCATCCCGGTGATCGTCTCCGGAGTGATTGGCATGGTCGGAGCGCTCATCGCAGCCGCTCCCATGCTCATCGAGGCAGGGCTTCAGCTCCTCGCTGGCCTCGGTCAGGGCATCATGGAGGCGATGCCCCTCCTCATCGCACAGCTCCCGGTGCTCATCGAGGGTATCGTGAGCTTCTTCACGAGTGCCATCCCGATGATCATCGAGACTGGCCTCAGTCTGTTCATCAGCCTCATCGAGGCCCTCCCTGAGATCATCACGACCATCGTCGCAGCCCTGCCTCAGATCATCACCTCGGTGATCAGTGCGCTGCTCGGTGCCATCCCGCTCCTCATCGACGCTGGCATCCAGCTCCTCGTGGCCATCGTCGAGAACCTCCCTGCCATCATCAGTGGCATCGTGAGCGCGATCCCTGCCATCATCAGCGCGGTGCTCTCGGCTGTCATCGGTG